GTACAGATATTGAAGGACAAAGATGAAAGAAGAAATAAGCAATCTAATTGAAAGACTGGGTATAATTAAAGACTCCGATCCTTTTAACAGACGATTACTGAATGATTGTTTTACGGTGTTACAAAAATCGTACAGCGAGATCGAAAGACTACAATACCACAACAACAATCTGATGAACGTAATATATCAGAACCAAACAGAACTGGAGAGCTTAGATGTCCCTACTGGAGAGTAACGTAACATACAAACCATTCAGCTATCCTTGGGCGGTGACTTATGCCACAGAGCATGAGCGCATCCACTGGATTGAGGATGAGCTTGAGCTACAAACCGACATTAACCACTGGAAGTCAGATGTACTATCGCAAGCAGAGAAAAACCATATCACCCAGATCCTGCGGTTATTTACGCAAACAGACGTGGCAGTGGGAACAAACTATCTTGAGTATTACATTCCCAAGTTCAAGAACAATGAAATCAGAGCCATGCTCACAGCCTTTGCTTCACGTGAGTTCATCCACCAACGAGCATACGCCCTTCTCAATGACACTCTTGGACTTCCTGAAGAGGAGTTCACGACTTTCCTAGAGTATCATCAAATGTCTGCAAAACTGGAGTTCATGTCCGGATTAGACGTAAATTCTATAAGCGGTACAGCACTTGCAATTGCACGTTCAGTATTAAATGAAGGTATGAGTTTGTTCAGTGCCTTTGCAATGCTCTTGAACTACCAGAGATATGGTAAGATGCCTGGGATGTGTACTGTTGTCGAATGGAGTGTGCGAGATGAGTCACAACATGCAGAAGGAATGGCAAAGTTGTTTAGAGAGTTCTGTGCAGAACATCCACGGATTGTTAATGATGAGTTTAAGAAAGATATTTACGAAATGTTCCGTACTGCAGTCAAACTTGAAGACAAGGTTATTGATCTTGCGTATGAGATGGGTGACTTGGAAGGTCTGTCGTCGGCAGATGTCAAGCAGTACATTCGCTACCTCGCAGACAGACGTTTACTGCAACTTGGCCTCAAGACCAATTGGAAGGTTAAGGAGAATCCTCTGCCGTGGATGGAAGAGATACTAGGTGGATCGTCTATGTCGAATTTCTTTGAGAAACGAGTCACTGATTACAATGCACATGGTTTGGAAGGAGATGATTGGGGATGGTAATGTATACTGTTTATTGTGGACAACGATATATCGGAAAGTACCTCGCAAGAAATGAACAGGACGCAATTAAGAAAGCCACTTCAAATCAATCAGGCAATGCAAAACACTTATATAGGGTAGAATTATGATAGCAATTAGATTTCATCATGTATTTGGATTATCGGCTGAGACTGTACAATCACAGCCAGTATTAGGATGGAAATTAGACGAGGACATCAATGATGCCCAAGTCTATTTCTTTGATGGTTTTGTGATTAATATTCCGTTCTTTAAGATTATGATCGGAGATATCTTTGAGGCTTTTGAGTAGTTAGTTAGGCAGGATACCGATGTCTTGACCGGTTTCAGCAATAATCTGACCACGATTAGCTTGGTATTCTGCCGCCTGTCTAGGTTTTAATCCTTTGATAAACATTTCAGGCGGTAATTCATCACCAACAAATTCAAAGTTTTCTGATAACATTGTAGTTACTGCCAAGAAATCAGATTTAGTTAGCTGATATCCGGGCTTCTTGACTCGATCAACAATCGGCCTTAAAGTATCTAAAAATGCATCAGCAGTCTTTGGATTCAAAGCTCGTTTGGCTAAGAATGTTGGAGCCGTTAAAATAGCTAAACTACCGACAAAGATAGTTGGGTCAACAAAAATACCTGCTGTAGCAGAACCACCACCGATAGAAGTGATTGCTTGGTTTAATGAGCCTGCCTGTCTACCACGAACAACAAGACTAAATGCACCAGATGATGTTGATTCTAAATGATCGGCATATCCTAAGAAACGTACAACTTTTGCTCTTTGCGCATCATCAAGAACCGCAGTAAATGTATCACCCTGCTTAGAATTTTTAATCTGACGCATCAGTTGCGCTAAAGCTCCAACAGCTTGTTCTTTAGTTTCGACTGTTTCGAGTAAAGATCGTAGGTAATTGCCCTGCAGATCTTGTTTAATGAGTCTAGCGTCATCAGCAGTTTTAGCGCCAAGCTCAACAGCAGTGTCAATCGCTTTAAATGCTTCTTCAACAGCGGTCACATTACCTTGTTTAGCAATCTGTTCTCCAACAAATTCAGGAGCCTCTGTTGATAGTTTAGCAAGAGTTTTAGTATTTAAGGTTTCACTATAGTTTTTATACTGTTGATTTAAGGTTGTCCATTCATCATAGATTGCCTTCTTGTTTCCTGCAAATGTAGCTTTAGCACTACGCTCTAGATCCTGCTCTAAAAGCTCTCTAGCGTCACGTAAGGCTTTTTCATAGACTTTATTACGGTCTGTCATACCTTGTGCAGTACGCAAGTCAGATGAGATTCTCCGAATGGTATTGAAAATTCCTAGATAAGTATTATCTTTCTTAGCACCTAAGACGTAGTTGTAAACTTCTAAAGTTTTTGGATCAAGTGTCGAACCTTCTGTACGTCCTACTTTACCGCCTGCAATACGCTTTTTAAGTTCTTTTTCAGTAGCACCGATATTGACTTTAGCGCCTGCGGCTTTTGCATCGAGTGTCGCATATTGTGGCTCTGCCCATTTCGTCAAAGCGGCGTCAGCTTCTTCCATTGTTTCTTGAAAGGCTTTACCAACTTCTTGACGAGACTTTCCTGTCAGTTGACCAACAAGAGATTTCATTCGGCTGACAACAAAGTCAGCCTGCTTTTCGTAGAGTTCGTTAAAGCGAGTTTCTCCACCAAAGCCTGCTTTACCGATAGCCTCTAAAGTTTGCTCCACACCTTGCCCAAAGATTTGCGCAGGTGTTAACGTAAGATTTTTACCAAATGTTTCTAACCCAAATTCTTTTAATTCATTTTGAAGCTGTTGAATCATGGCAAGCTGTTGATCAGTTGGTCTAGTGCCTGCACGGATATTTGAGATACCGTCTGCGACAACTTTCATTCCCATACCAACAGACTCACCCATGCCAAACCAAAGACCGGATTCAAGTCCTGCATTGATAGCTTTTAGAGGATCTAATTCGCCTTCTTGGATAAGCTGACGAGCGCTTTCACCTAATACAGCGCCTGTCGCACCACCAAAGAACATCCCTGCCATTTGAGCTTGCTTACCGAATGGCTTTAAGCGTTTTGCACCTTCAGTAGCGCCGCCCAGTATTCCACCCATCTCAACAGTCATAGGTAAATATGGGGCCATTAATTCTAATGGACTCTTAAATTCTGGAACTGGAGTAGGTGCTTGGGGTTGCGGTGGTTGCATAATAGGGCCACCTGCTGTTGGAGCATTTGCTAAAGGATTTTGAATCCCATATTTATCAAAAATCTCCTGCGCTTCTAGTAAGCGTTGGGCTTGATCCGCCATAAATGCTCCTTAGTTTGTAATCCCGTTAGGGAATATTTTTACTACTTTAGAGGCAAACTCTTCTTGCCCTGTAATTCTGTAGGCTTTTTCAAGCTGACTCACAACAGTATCAAATCGGAATGTTCCTAATTGACTAGGAGGCAGATTCTCGACAATCAGTTCGATTTGTTCAGTTACCTTAGATTGCACATAAGCTTCTGTGTATTGTTCTTGTAATAAGGTAGCCAATGCCGCAGGGCCAAGATCACGAGATCCTGCTAAAGCCTCTACGAATGCCAAGTCTCGATCCGACAACGCACCTTTCAAAGCCTGTGCCTTATCTAGCGCCGCACCTTTGAGAACCACATCTAACAATTGACTTTGGGCTTTAGAGTTCAGTGCCTTTTGCTGTCCGAATGACGCAAGAACATTATTAAAAACTTCTTCAGTTGTGCGGAAGTTACCTGTTGCCGCATCTCTCAGATAGTTTAAGCCTGACTCAGCCACATCCATGCGCTGTGCAGAACCTTGAGCCTGCTCCGTATAGGTAGACGCTTTAGTAATAATTGATTTAGCCTGCTCAGTACGAACAGCCTGTCCTAAACTGCCTTGTACTGCCTTGGTTTCAAGCCTGCTTTGCAACAACTTAGCGGCCTCTTCTTTTGTATATTCACCACTTCCTACAAGTCTATCTAATTCACGAGTAAAGTCAGTCTGCCCTATATCAGCCATGCGAGCCTGATCCAAAGTAACTTCACCGGCTGTTTTAGCAATATCTACACCAAGTTTTGCCGCCTCTAATTGAGACTTCAGAACCTCTGAAGGACTCATATCAATATAACGACTAAGTTCTTCATTAACTAATTGCGTTCTAGCTTCAGACTCATCAATTTGTTGCTCAAGAGAACGCCGCTTAACTTCTTCAGTGGTGATGCCATCATTAATCTGTTTAATTTTAGCAGTGTCAAGACGAATACCAGAGAGTTGCGCTCTATTTGCGTTTTGTTTACTAATTTTTTCAAGCGGGAACAACTCTTTTAATTGTCTAGCCCTTTCCCTGTTTAGGTCCGCAGATGCCGTTGATTCTTTAGCCTTTGCACTCGCCTGCTCTGCTTGTGCCTGTACCAGTGCTCTTTGAGCCGCCGCACTATCTAGTTGCATTGCTTGCTGTGTTAAAATCTGAGCGCCTTGTTGATCACCTGCCGCAGAGAGTTGCTTTGCAATCTGCATTAATTTTGTTGAGTCTGTTGTGTCTTGTCCACTAAGCATACGCTGTCTAGTAGCCGCTAAACGCTCTTCAGGAGCCACTGTAGCGCCTGCAATGGCTTTACCGGCCTCACCATAGCCTGCCGCACCTAACATGCCGCCTACGCCTCTTGTGATGCCTCTGGTGGCCTTTGCAATATCTGTTGGTATTTCTGCGGCGATTCCTGCGGCGTAATTACGTAAGAGTCCCGGTAAAGCTGTCTGAGCACCGGCAACAGGCTGTGCAAGAAGCGATGCTTGAGCCAAAGACTTTTCACGGAGCTTTGCTAATTGCTCTTGACGAACCTGTTGAGGTGTTTTGAGCATGCTTAAAATCATTGAAGGTTGTTGCTGTGCCATTATGCCATCTCATCTCTAAAGTAACCATACAGATCAAAGAAATCTTGATCTGACAATGATGATGAATCTCCCGGAGAACTACTACCTAAACCCAATGCATTAAGAAGTTGTTGATAGCTAGAATCATCTTTGCCTTGTGATTGGAAGAATCCAGATAATGCATCACCCAATGCACGAGTCCTTGCCGCCTCAAGATTAGAGGCTGATGAAGAAGCCGTTGCACCTGCTTCAAGTCCTGCCATACCTGACTTATACATTGCTTCAGATTCAGCAATACCTGCAGACTGTAGAATATTAGACATCTGAATTGCAGGATCAAATAATCCTTTGAGTTCTTGCTGAGGTGCATAAGCCACTCCAAGCATCCCTGCAATATTTGCTAAATTAGCTTTATCTAGTTCTGGTGCAGTGGTTAAAGCCGATAAAATGTCTTTGGATTGTTGTTCCTGAATAGCTTTTTCCATAGCCAGAGCTTCTGGAGTTCCTCCGAACATACTTGTACGGGTTCCTAAACGTCCTTGGGCGGCTAAACGAGCTTCCATTTCCTGTCTAGCTCTTGTAGTCTCAGGATCACGCATGCCTTGAATCATGGAATATAAATCAGAGGCTGATGTTGGAGTGTATCCGGTAGCGGCTGTTTTAGCCTGCCCAAGCAAACCCGACATAATCGCTTGCTCATCGGCTCCTAAAGTGTAATCTAGCCCGTAAGCTCCTGTTGCCTCACCGTCCGCACCCATAGTCGGAGTAAAACCTAAACTGCCTCCGGTGCTAGATGCAATTGTTACAGGTTTAAATGCCGCCGCACCTGCCGCTTCTGTACCAATACTTCCTGCTTCGCTCTTTAGGGTTGTCCCCATTTGCTCCAGTTTAGAAATCTGATCTGCTGTAAGAGTATAGGGAAGTAATGCGGCTCCAACTTCTCCTACGGCTCCAACAGCATCTCCTAAATCAATAGATATACCTGTTCCGGGAATTGTGTAAGCCATTAGTAAGTTCCACCATCAATTAAATTAGCAGTCAATGTACCGGAGGCTGTAATGATTTCCGCACTCAGCGTTCCAGTAAATGTCGGAGATGAGGCATCCGATTTAGTTTCAATGTGAGTCTGAATAGATTCAAATTCAGCATCAATTTCAGTGCCCTTAATGATCTTTGCAGGGTTACCTGAGTTCAAGGAATCCTTACTAGCAAAGTCCGTGATTTTCGTATAGTCTGTCATTAAATTGTCCTTCCTACAATTGCTTGAGCAGTCAATCTTTGGATTGATACCGGTGATCCGTCTACATTCGCTTCAATACCAAGCTGAACTACTTGCCCGCCGCCACTGGCGTTTACAGTAGGACGATTTACAAGAACACCTGCATTAAATTCACCGATGTTATATTCAGCTATGTTATACTCAGCAATGATTTGCGTAGACAAAATAAATGTTTTCTTTTTGTAGCCATAGGCGTAATCATAACCCCAGTTCAATGTGGCTTGAGTGGATGATCCACCAATAATTGTAATTTTTAGATTTTTCAAAAGTTTTAGATTTGATGGAGCGCCAAAGTCAATATAGTTTGTAAAATATGACATTTGGTATTTACCACCATTGTCTTGATATCCATCGTATTTAGCAATTCCTTGGGACTTGCCTAATAACAAAACACCGGCCCTAGTCCGACATAATGCTTGAGGCTGAATAGCTTTCCATTGCGTTACACGATGAGCACCGTCTTGCAACGGGGTGCGCATATCAAAACAATAAGTAATACCTGTTGTAGGCAAGTGTAATAAGTAAAAAGCTTCTTCAGGAGAATA